CTTAAAAATTGATATTGATTATGAGCGTCACTTAATTGTACGGCGTCTATTGTAGCGGCTTGGTCTTTATCGTCATTAAATGCAATAATTATTTTACCCGCATTTGTAGTGCCTGTATATTTGTTTAATATTTTTCTCTCAATGTCGTTTTGTAAGTCTTCGTCTGGAATACCTGAATTAAAATTCATTAGTAATCCTGGCGTCATTCCGTTTCTAACGTTGTTTATATGAAACGTTCCAATTTCGGCTTCTAAATTTTGGTAGTCTAAAGCTCCGACATAGTCGACTGGACTATAATAAAAATAGCCTGGTCTATAAGGTTTTATATAATATATTTCTATCTCTTCGCTACTAAATCCGTATGCTGGTATTCTTTTAGGCTCTTCACCAGGCTTTATGTCCGCCCAGTCAGCCATATAGTAATACGCTTCAATTTCACCTTCGTAATTAGCCTTTTCAGCTCTTAAGCATTCAACGGGAAAATGGTCTACTTCAGCAATTCTAGTCCTATCTTTAGAATAAACAACTTGAAAAGATGCCATACCAAAAAGCTTTAAATCTGTAGCTAGCTTCCTAGTACACTTGTCAGTAAACAAACTTTTCATTTGAGCGTATTCGTCTGGCTTTTTGCTAGAATTTGTAGCGTCTAAACCTCTACCGTAAATCATTTGACTAATACCAGTGATACAAGCGACCGCTGTAGGGCTTGACTGGTAAGAATTTATTAAATAGTCGAAATATAAATTGTCTGCTCCGTAACCTATCCACTCTCTATTCTTTTGCTCTATTATTAAGGGCTGAGAATACTGGCTTAGGTTCAGCATTCGTATATTACTTTTGTATTCTTTTTTCTTACCTCTGCTCATATTACTATATAATCGTTATTAAATGAATTATCTGTTTTGTAAACGTCTTTGTTTACATTGTAACCCTGGTTATTTAGCTGTTCTATTGTTTGGTTAGTACAAAATATTCTATCTAAAGTTACTTTAAATGTTTTTTTTGTTAAACTTTCCCAATTATCTGGGCTAAAATTCCAATAGTCATTATTAGTATTCCATTTATTATAATCGTTATGCGCTATTATGTCGTAAAAATGACCTTCTACTAACGTAAATACGCCAGTTATCTTTAAATAGTCGTTTTCTCTAACTACAGTCGGCGTATAAGATACACTCGTATTTGTTGAGTCGTCTCTAAGGCTAAACGTCAGTCCGATATTATATATTCTAGGAATAATATAAAACGTCTGCGGGTCTGTAGTAGGTTTTAACACTTGCATATCTATATAACGTAATAAAAATAAATTTGCTAATAAAAAAAGCCACTCGTAAAAGTAGCTTAATTTAAGTAAAAATAATAGTTATTATTACGGTGTTATTTGAGTAGGTGCTGCAAATGATGCAGAAACCGCTCCTTGTAATACTGAAGGTTGTACGAAATAAGCTGGCAATTTCTCTTGTCCAGCCATAGTAATTGTAAATCCTGTAAGGTCCCCAGCGGCTACGCCAGTGGTAATTGACCCACCATTACAATCAGCTCCGTTATCCGCTCCGATTAATAGATAATTATTATTATAGTCTTCAACAACAGCATAAGGTCTAGCATCAATTATTTTAATTAACTCGTTTTGAGTTAGTAAATCTAATTTTGTTAATACTAAAGTTAATGTCTGCTCGTAAAAAACCGTACCATTCTCTCGAGACGCATTAATGGTTTGCTCTAAACCAGAGCTACCTTTAACGTCATACTCAAAAAATGCTGGCGTACCACCAAATGCAGTGATTTCGCCGTCTGTTATGGTTAAGTCTCCTAGCGTTCCGTAATCAGCAAAATAAACGGCTTTTATACCGCCCATTACGTTCTTACAGGCTAAGGCTCTACCAGTACTCAATGCTAAACAAGCCATTCTTTATATGTTTTATAAACTTTGACCACCAGGCGATTAAACCTGGCGTCTTAGTTTGGTTAATTTAATTTACTATCCTAAAGTTGCTACTAAAGCATCTTGTGGTACTCCGATTTGCGCTCCAGCAAAGAATCTTACGATTACTCTACAATTTTGAGACCCGTCTAAATCTGACATATCTAAAAGTTTAACTACTGACCCGTTAGCTTCGTCAATAATAGACGTTCCAAAGAATAAGTTAGACTTTTCAGCAATTACAGCTTTGTTAGCTGGCATACCTGGACACATTACTACATTGATTCCGTCAAAAGATAAAGCTGGTCCAGCGTTGTTATACCACATTGTACCTCTGTTGTCAACACCATTAGCTCCAAACCCGTTAGTTGCAAATCCGCCTAAACTTCTTACATAAGCCTTATATGCTAGGGTTGGTAAATAAATGTATAAATCGTCTTTACCATATATTGCTGCTGGTACTGAGTCAACCATTTCTCCTAGTGAGCTTATGATTGTTGCTGCTGCCCAAGAAGTAGCTGCTAGAGTTACTTTTACTGAGTTAGCTTCAGCGTCTAATTTAGGTACTAAACCTTGAAATTGTCCAGTTGTAGTTCCGTCACCATTCCAGATATTTTGCTCTGTTTTTTCTGCTACTTTAGCCGCTACGTGAGCTAGCATATAATCAGCAAAAGAACCAGGTAAGTCTACGAATGCAGATGCGCCTTGCTCTAAAGCTAGGTAATCCGAAATAAAGTCAGCCTTACAAATTTGTAGGTTAACTTGATAATCGCCTACTTCTAAGATTCTTTGTTCTAAGTCGATAGCGTCCGCTGTAAAAGTAAAGTCACAAGACCCGTCTACAACGATATTATCCATATTTAATTTTTTGATTACTTCTTTATACTTAACGTTTGGTTTTACAGTGATTAAACCTTGGTCCAAAGTTACGCCCGAAAGCAAAGCTGCGGAAACAAACTCATTTGCAAATTGACCTTCATAAGTAGTAGTAAAGTTGTCTAAAGAACCACTAGTTGTGATAGTTCTTAAGTTTACATTTCTATTTTTAATTGCTCTTTTCATTTTTAATTATTATTTATTGTTAAATTTAGATACCTTAGCCATTACTCTGTCTAAAGTTGTATTCATATTTCTATTTTGAGATAGAGTTTGCATTTTTACTTTATTGCTTTTTGCCTCTGGGCTATGCTTTAATTTTCTAGATGCTAATTTCTGAGACGACATTTTTTCTCTTACGTCTTCCTTTTCGTCAGCGATTCCGTCTTTATAGCCTTCCTCTTCAGCTTCAGGAATAGACTCAAACTTACGCTTAAGCTCTTCAATTTCTTCCTTAACCTCTTCGATAATTGGCGCTACAACTTCAACAACAGCTTCAATAACTTTCGCCATCTCGTCTGCAACCTCTTCAGGTGCTTCGATTATAACCTCTTCAGTCTCTAATTCCTCTTCGACCATTCTCTCTCTAATTTCAGATATAACCCCCTCTTCAGTTACGATAAGCATACGACCGTCTTCGATTGTATATTCACCTACTGGTAAAGAAATTCTATCGTCATCTGAGACAATAAAAACGGACGCATCGCTTTCAAAGCTATCAGCTTCGATTACGGTCCCGTTATCCAAAATAAGCTGAGCTAGGTTTACTTTCGCTCCTAACAACGTCTTAATTTGGTTTAACATTTCTGTAGTATTCATATTTATTTATTTATTGATTATTATTAACTTTCATTTGCTAATCGACTAGCATAATTAAATCTGTCTGAGTTTTGGTCGTATGTTAAAAACTCGTCATTCATATAAGACAATAGCTCGTCACCATATCTAAACGTATCAGAGTTGTTAGCATCAATACCTAACTCTTCTGTTAAAGTTTCATATTGATTTAACTTGTCTTCTAAATCTATTTTTTTATTGTCAAACTCAGAGTACCAGTTGTCTAAATCGTAATTAGCTATATAGTTTTCTGCTAGTCTTTTAAACTCTTCGTAAACCTCTATAAGCTCGTCAGAGTCTCTTAAAGCGTCATCTATAAAGACAACGTCACTATAAGATTCTGCGCTGTTTATAGCCGCATCTAAGTCGTCTATAGCTGCTAGCTCTACCTTAGAGTTTTTTAGCTTCATTAGTGAAGTCTTTTTTAAAATAGCAAATACTTTATTATCTCTCATTAACTTCCGTATTTTTCTTTTATATATCCGCAAATCTTTGGAGCCGCTTCGGTTCCGTATTTTTTAGT